ATTGCCGGCTCTGAAACGTGGACCCTGACGCACGGTCACGGCCGGGATGTTCAGGAGTGGAAACTGAGGCCCACGCGGCCGGACAACCACTGGCTGGACTGCTTGGTGGGATGCGCGGTGGCGGCCTCGATGTGCGGTGTGGCGCTTGAGGGGATGGACAAGAAGGTGGTCAAGGACCGGGGCGGCCAGCGGCTGCGCCTGTCGGACCTCCAAAGGAACCGGCGCTGATGACACCCATGCCAGGAACTATGGAGGGCGTCCCGCTCCGTCTCTCGGATCTTCAGCACCGGGACGACCGCGGCATTGTCTGCCGCGCGTGCGGGTGCAGGCACTTCCGCGTCCTCTACACGCGGCCCGACCCGCGCGGGGGCCTCAGGCGCCGGCGCGAGTGCCGCCACTGCGGCAGGCGCATCACCACCTGGGAAAAGGAAATAACCTTCTACCCGTAGAACCCCGCCGTGCCGCATCCCCGCTTTCCGACAAGAAGCAGCCCGTCTCGTGTAGGTACATGGCGCATGGGATCCGACCTCCCTCCAACCCGCGATTGCGACCGCCTGCGGAAGGAACTGCGCTTGGTGCCGGCGGAGCTGAAGGCCGACGCCGTGCAAGAGGCGTGGCTCGCGCATCTTCAGGGCGATTGCCCGGTTCAGGCGGTCAAGACCTACGCCCAACGGGAACGGCGCCGGCGCCTGAAGGAACGGGCGACAGCGAAGGTGGAGGTCGCGGCCCTCTCGCACGCATAGGTGTCGGCAATGGCTGACGAACTGGACGACGTAATTCGCACGAATGCCGAGGGGCCTAAATCCGCCTCGGGGGATGCGGGGAGCATGCAGCAGCAGAGCATTCCCGACCAGATCGCGGCGGACAGGTATCTGGCGTCGAAGAAGGCCTCGCGGTCGAAGGGCATGGGGATTCGGCTCACGAAAGTGGTTCCGCCGGGAGCAGCGTGATGTTCGGTTGGCTCAAACGCATCCGTGCCTTCGCAAAGCCCGTCCGGACGGGAGCGCGGCTCGCCGTGCGCTTCGTGCGCGGCCGGTATGACGCCGCGCAGACGACTGACGGCAACCGCCGACACTGGGCGGGGGCCGATGGCCTGTCGGCGGATGCCGCCGCCAGCGCTGAGGTTCGCCGCATCCTGCGGAACCGGGCCCGGTATGAGGTCGCCAACAACTCCTACGTCCGAGGGATCGTCCTGACCCTCGCTAACGACGTCGTCGGCACGGGGCCGCGGCTCCAGATGCTCACCGGCGGCACCGAGGCCAACCGCGCGATCGAGCAGGAATTCATGCGCTGGGCCACGCGGGTGGGCCTTGCCGCCAGACTGCGGACCATGCGTATGGCCCGGGCGCAGGACGGCGAGGCGTTCGCCCTCCTCATCTCGAACGAAAACCTCGATTCTCCGGTGACGCTGGACCTGCGGCTCATTGAGGCCGACCAGGTCGCCACTCCTGACTTCTCCCAGGCGGTGTTTGCCGACCCACGTGCCGCGGACGGCATCACCTTTGACCCATTCGGCAACCCGGTAGCCTATTACGTCCTGAAGACGCATCCGGGCGCGAGGGCGTCCCTGGGCCTCGACTACGACCGCGTTTCGGCCGAGTCGGTGATTCACTGGTTCCGCGCCGACCGCCCCGGCCAGCACCGCGGCATCCCCGATATCACCCCGGCGCTGCCCATTTTCGCGCAACTCCGGCGTTTCACGTCGGCCGTTCTCGATGCCGCCGAGACCGCCGCCAACATCTCCGGCACGGTTGAGACCGACGCCCCGCCCAACGGCGAGGCGGAACCCATCGACCCGATGGACACAATCGAACTCGAACGCAACATGCTGCTAACCCTGCCCGGTGGCTGGAAGATGAGCCAGGTCAGGCCCGAGCAGCCAGCCACCACCTACGTCGAGTTTGTGCGTGAGAAGTTGAACGAGGCCGCGCGGTGCCTCAACATGCCGCGCAACATCGCCCTTTGTGATTCGTCCGCCTACAACTACGCGAGCGGCCGGCTCGACCACCAGACATATTTCAAGAGCATCCGCGTCGAACAGGCCCACCTTGAGGACGTGGTCCTCGACCGGATTCTCGACGCCTGGCTGCGTGAGGCGATACGGGTGCCGGGCCTTCTGCCGGCGTCGGCCCGCGCGCTCCTCGATTACCCACACCAGTGGTTCTGGGACGGGATGGAGCACGTGGACCCCGCCAAAGAGGCCAACGCCCAGGCGACGCGCCTTGCCAGCCACACGACGACCCTCGCGAGCGAGTACGCAAAAGAGGGCAAGGACTGGGAGACGGAACTTCGGCAGCGGGCGAAGGAAGTCGCGCTAATAAAGGAACTGGGCCTCACCGTGGAGCAGGCGCAGCCGAAGGCGCCGCCCGCCAACAAGCCGGACGACGAGGAAACGGACCGTGAAGACGAGCGACGGGCTGCGTGAGCTGAGGTTCATCGCGGCCATCAACATGGAGGCGGCGGTCCCTGTTATGGCGGGTGATGCCCAGGCCGCGCGGCCGCGGCGGTTCCACATGGACGCCTACACCGGCGGGGCCCTGGCGATTGCGGGCTGGCGTTTTCCGGTGGTCGTCGACCTGACCGGCCTCACCGTGCGCGGCGGGGCCAAGGTCTACCTCGACCACGACCGGGGCGCCCGCGTGGGGCATATCGATGGCATTCAGGTTGAGCACGGGGGCCTGCGGGTATCGGGCGTGATTTCCTCGACCACTCAGGCCGCCCGCGAGGTCGTGGCCGATGCTGACAACGGATACCCCTGGCAGGCGAGCATCGGCGCCGGCGTGCGCGAGGTCGAGTTCGTGGCCGAGGGGAAGACTGTGACCGTGAACGGGCGCGAGTTTGCCGGGCCTGTAAACGTGGCGCGGCGTGCGGCGCTTCAGGAAGTGAGTTTCGTGGGCAACGGCGCGGACGATGCGACGTCCGCCAGCATCGCGGCGGGAATCGCCGGGGAGAAAGAGAACATGGACGGCAGCGACAAGACCAAGACGGTGGACGGCGGTGTGGCGGGCGGCGCGACCGCAGCGGGCGAGGGCGGGAAGGAGCCGGTGGTCCAGGCCCAGGCCCCGGCGGGGGCGCCGGCAGACGCGGGTAGCGCGGCGGCGGTCGCCGCCGACCCCGTGGCCGACATGCGGGCCAAGGCCGCGGCCGAGGAGGAGCGGATCGCCGCCGTGCGGAAGGTCTGCGGCAGCGACCACGGCGACATCGCGGCCCGCGCCATCAAGGAAGGGTGGGATACCACGAAGACCGAACTGGAGGTCTTGCGGGCCAGCCGCCCGAAGGCGCCCGCCGCCCACGTCGTGGACCAGACGGTCAACGGCACGATCCTCGAAGCCGCCTGCATGCTGACGGCCCGCCTCGCGGACGTGGAGAAGGTCCACGACGAGAAGACGCTGGACGCCGCCGGCCGCCGGTTCCGGGGAGGTATCGGCCTCCAGGAACTGCTCCTGGAGGCCGCGTGGGCCAACGGCTACACCGGCCGCAACTTCCGCGACTCGCGCGAGGTCCTGCGGTTCGCCTTCGGAAAGGACATCCAGGCGGGCTTCAGCACCGTGGACATCGGCGGCATCCTCTCCAACGTCGCCAACAAGTTCCTTCTCGACGGCTTCTTCAGCGTCGAGCGCACATGGCGCAACATCTGCGCCGTGCGGAACGTGGGCGATTTCAAGACGGTCACGTCCTACCGCCTCATCGGTGCCGACCAGTATCAGCCGGTCGCGCCGGGCGGGGAACTCAAGCACGGGACGCTCGGCCAGGAACAGTACACGAACAAGGCCGACACGTTTGGCCTGCTTCTGGCCATCGACCGGCGGGACATGATCAACGATGACTTGGGTGCAATCACCCTCGTGCCGCGCAAACTCGGCCGCGGCTCGGGCCTGAAGATCAACGACGTGTTCTGGACTGTGTTTCTGGCCAACTCTTCCTTCTTCACCAGCGGCAACAAGAACTACATATCGGGCGCCGACACGGCTCTCACCATCGACGGCCTCACCAAGGCCGAAGTTGCGTTCCTCGACCAGACGGACTCGGACGGCAAGCCAATCGGCATCATGCCGGCCATGATCCTGGTGCCGACGGCCCTCTCGGCGATGGGCACGGCCCTGTACAAGGCCCTGGAGATCCGCGACACGACGGCCAATACCAAGACCCC